AGATAGGCCATCAACCCGCAAAAATGGATCGCGTAAAAAAGGCAACAAAAAAACCCTTGAATCTTCAAGGGTTTTAAAGATGGAGCATAGCGGGCTCGAACCGCTGACCTCTACACTGCCAGTCGATTACACACGTAGGGTACGATAAGTCATCCGGCTAGTCATGCGAAAAGTCAAATATATCAACGGATAGTCATCGATTAGTCAAACGTCTTCTAGCGCATTATACCAAATAGGCGCTATACACCGCAATAGGAAGAACCGCTACACTGCTCGATTTTCACGCGTCCTCCAACGCAACCCACACGATCTCCCTAAACGGCACTTCTACGCCATCAATCCGCAAGGCTCCACCGACCGGATCCACGGATTCAATCACGCCGCTCACCCTCTCCGCCACCCAATTCCGCCAGTAACGGATTTCGCAATCCTGGCCGGTCCTGTACGCGTATTGTATTTTCGATTCAAAGTCCGACCACTGTTCCGGATCAATCGACGGCTTCCGCTCGTATGCGTGGTCGATCTCGGATTTAAGCTTCCGGAGACTTGCGATGTGTTCCGGCAAGAATATCGACGTCCATTTCATCGTTCCTCTATCGCGTAATGTCATTCGTGCTTCCTCCTTCGGACCTATTCGTTATCTATGACGAAAGTATAACACGAACAAATGTTCTTACGCAATTTATTCCGCTTGGAGGAACGTTTCGAACTCCGCCAATAGCCCAACGTTTTTAACGCGATTTTCACGGGCTTTTACCGTCCATGCGGCTTGTCGGAAGCTAGCGTATAGGTAGTCGTCAAAGCGTCTAATTTTCCGCTGTTTTCGTTTGAGAATCGATGCATGCCACGCTTCAACGAATGGCTGCGGATGTTCTTCGAGTATTAGCGTCGGATCTACGCTCGCCTTAGCCCGCAATAAGATGCCGTAGTATTTATAAATTTCGTCTGCTTCGAAGTAGCGCGCCATCGCGGAGTAGATTTCGCTTGGTAACGCGTTTTTAAGACCGCAGGCCGGCACCGTATCTATTACGTGATTTTTTGAAAGATTAATAGAATGCGATGGTTCATTCGTAATTTTAGGCGCTTCATCCGTTGGCTCCGTAGGCTCCGGCGCATCCTCACGCGTGGTCATTGCCGACTGGTCATCTTCGGAAAGTTGCGTGTCCTCGACTCTTCTTCTGACCGGAAGAATGACGATGATATTGGCGCCGTGACCTCCGTTTATTTTCCGTGTTGTCGCGACCTTTTGGATGATCGAAAGTGAAGCGAGTTTGTTGACGGTACGACGCGCAGTCTTGACGGACTTTCCGATGAGGTCTGCGAGTGTTTCCGCTTTGAGATGCGCTGCACCGGCGAACTTGACCGCATAGCGAGCGATCGTCTTCAGCGTCAGCCGGTCGGTGTCGTTTAGTTCGTATGTATTGCGCTTGATGTGTTCGTAGACAGCCGTGTTGAGTTCGGCCGTCGAGTCGAACGTTTGGTGTTCCGCTAAGTAATGCATAGTTATTCCGCCTTCCATCGAATTATCAATATGATGATAATTAAATAATATTGATTAATTATCGATATGTCAATAACATATTTACAAATTATCGATAAATCGATAGAATATAATCATCAAATGTTTAGAGGTGAATAAAATGCGCCTATACATAAAACTTGAGGAAATATTGGACAAGCGAGGAATAAAGAAGACGAAGTTCGCCGAAGAAATTGGCGTGAGGCATAATGTAATATCGGAACTCTGCGCAAATCAACGCAGCACTTTTAATAGGGAGCATATCGCAAAGGTTGCGAAGGGTTTAGGGATTACTGATATGAATGAATTATTCGAGGTTCGGGATTAAACAAAAAAGACCTCAACCATTTAAAGTTGAGGCTTTTCCCACTCTATAATTGTTGCAGTATTGCATCGGTTACATTTGAAATCTTCCGCCTGACTTACAACGTATTTTTTCTTCTTACAGTGCGGGCAGGTTACTTGTCGATAATTAAGCCCTGCCATGAATAATCCTACGGATCCAGTAATCATAAAAAATCCAGGGATGATCCCTATGATAGTCACACAAAGAACAAGACCCAACAAAAAGCCGAATACCGCAGCTGGGAAAAAGAGTAGTTTCCTAATCCAGCCTGTCTTACTTTTCTTAATTTCTATTTGAATCGTTTGTATATCCGCCACGCCAGTCCCACCTTTCCCCGACTATATTCTAAATAAATTATAAGCTACAGGAAGCTTTAACCGCAATCCGATTTTATGTATACGAGCACCTACGCAATAATACGCAGGCGCCTGCCAAAAGTTCCGCTTACTTAGTCGTTCCTTCACGTTTTGCGCCGATCTCGAAAAGACCAGTCGCAGCCAGTCCCGCAAAACCGCCGGCCCATAACCGCAAGACTAACTCGAGGTCGGTAAATGGATATGCTACCGCTCCGAGTGCGATTCCTAAAACGAAGCTGACCGCAGGCACAATATTGGTCGGCATGTTAACCGTCTTTTTAACGAGTTGAACAAGCGCCGTTAGGATGGGCGCCAACACAGTCGCAAATAATAATACTTCTTCCATTTATATCGTCTCCCTTTTCGATTATTTTACGGAATAGCAGGCTTTTTTCAGTGCCGAAGCAAGTTTCGTTTTCGTTTTCGGTCCGTAAATTCCGTCCTGGCTTAATCCGTGCATCGACTGGAATCGTTTGACTGCGTTTGCCGTCTTCGGACCGTAATAGCCGTCGATTCCGTTATTCTTGGCGCCTTTGTCCGGATAGAAGTAAACGGCAGCAAGTGCGTCCTGGACTTGCGTTACCTTCGTCCCTTTCGTCAGTGGGCTCGTTACTTTAAGGATTCCGCCCGGCAGCGTGAACGTCTTTTTAGAGGATCCGGATGGTTTCGGTGCCGCAGCCGGTTTAGGCGTCCCTTTAAGCTTCAGCACTTGACCAACGTAAATTTTATTCGGATCCTTGATGTTGTTCCAGCTCTGAAGGCTCGCCACGCTTACTCCATTCGCTTTAGCAATAGCGGAAAGCGTATCGCCCTTTTTAACGGTATAAGTTGAGCCAGACGATTTAGACGCTGAACTAGACGACTTTCCTCCGAGCGCTTTCAATTCCGCAGCGATGGCCGCTTTTACCGCATCCCAACGCCCCTCATCGAGTACACGGTGCGGGCAGTATTTTCCGCTCCAATCCTGATGTTTCTTAACGCGATCAACGCCCCAGCCGCGCTCTTTTAAAAGCTGAGCGATGAATTTAATCGCAAGTTTTTCGGCCGCTTTATATTTAGCGCCGCCTGATTTCGAATAGCAAACCTCGACGCCGATAGATGAACGGTTACCTGGTCCGTTTCCGTCTCCGCAATGCCATGCGTTCCGGTTAGTCGGAAGCCCCTGAACGACCTCTTTATCGTCTACCGCAAAGTGATACGATACTTGGTTGTTATTGCGGATCATGTACGCAATTTCATTCGCTGCTGAAGCGTCGTTTGCCGTATTATGGAACGTAATGTACTTCGCGTCCATTGAATACGGACACTTAACGGAATACTTACTTGACGCGACGAGGTTTTTCTTGACTGAAATCGCCATTTAATCGTCTCCCTTTTCGTTAATTTTGCGTATATAAAAAGCCCGCCGGACTCTCACCGAACGGGCGCGTTATTCTCTTCCGCGAAATTTCTCTTCGAGTCTATCGAGCTTATCGATAATGACATCGTACTTATCGCTGAATTTATCGAGTAGATCCTGTAGCCGCGATTCACGTTCACGATTCGATTTCATTACGTAAATCAGCAGCCACGTAAAAAGGACCGCGAACGGCCCTTGCGTTAAAAAGTATTTGATTACGTCCAGCTCGCCCAATGACTACGCCTCCTGTTCGCTATTAGTTACGTTCTCGTCTTCGCTTGGCGGCGAATCAGGATCGTAAGGATCTCCGGTAATTTCCTCGTATTGTTCCGGCGTGATCCGTCCGGCTGCCACAACGTCATGGACTTGCTTTTTCGTCCAAAGCCCCTTTTCGTAAAATCCTTTAATATACGTAAACCAATCGATTGGCATTTACGCTCCCCCTAACGCGATTAAGTAGTATAGATCCGCGACCTGTTTCTGTAGAACTTCAGTTTCTGAGGGTTCGGGATCAGGCGGCTGTAGACTATCGATATACTCCTGAGTTGCTGACTCAGCCCATTTATTTTTTGTTGCGTTATACTTAGGTTTATAAAGTCCATCAGGAGGTTTTACATCAGTGTAGAACTCAGGAATGTCCCCTTCATCCTTGATCTCCCTATCTTCTCCTGGAATATAGATAAAATCCTCATCGTATTTGTAAATCCATTTCACTCGAAGCCCTCCCTATGTCGATTTAAATTTAAATCCAAAAGCAATAAATTCGTTTGGATTTACCGTATTTGAGCAACTTTGGATATATACAGTACCATCTGTTGCAATTTGTGTTCTATGATACTGAGGTGTTGAACCTGTCCCGACACTCGAAGCTACACCAATGAAATGGGAGGCCTGTAACGGACGATATCCGGTCGGCAATATGAAGGCCGGCACATCAAAACCAACAGTCCCTCCAGTTATAGACCCTATCACCTCCACTTCACCCAGCGCATTTTTACTAAACTGAACCTTATGGGTCCCATACTGCTTCCACCCGTTTAACAAAGTAGGTGATTGCCACGTAACTACTGCGTCGGCATCTGTAATAAATCTTTGCCATCCCCTAAATACTCCATCTGTGTGGATGGCTGCGAACCACATCTTATTGTGGTAACTTGCTGTGGCTATAATTGTTTTTCTTCCAGAGTTTCCATCCATAATGTCATAATTGAACCATCCAGCATCATTAGGGTCAGGGGTATTAAGTAGTCTATTATTGAGACCGTAATAAAAACCAGGCGGCAAAGTTAATAAATCAGTACCATCAGGAATAAGGATTCGCACACCATTATCTTGTGTCAATTTATACAGTTGCCCCTTATTCCACTTAGTCCGCTCATTAGCGGTAATATGACGTACATTATCCGCGGTATGTGCATCAAAATCCGTTTTTGCCGCCTGTTTAACGTTGTCAAGGTTGCTCAACCCGACCTGAGCTTTCGTTACCTTGTGCGGATTATCAATTTTAGCCGCATGCTCATCAGCATAAGCTTTCGCACCAGCCTCAGCGGCGTCCGCTTTTTCCTGAGCGCCTTCTTTCGTTTCAATGTTATCGAGATTTTCGAACTTCTTCTGTAATTCAGCGATAACCCGTTCGGCATCATCCGCCATTTCTTGAACGGCGGCTTTTAGCGATTCAAAATCGTCGATATAGTATTCGGCCACCGGGGCGATGTCCTGATCAACGAGCGCCCGATCGATTTCAAACGAAAATTTATGGACGCTCAATTTCTGGCCGTTGTCATAGTTAACGTAAAGCTCGGCCTGCACCGTTCCGTAATGCGTAACTTGATCCGGCGTCAAGACATAAAAAATAACGCCCCCGAGCGCGTCTTGAACTTCCGTATTAACGTAGAACTTGCTTCCGTCCGCGAACCGCATGAACAACTTCCCGTGAGTCGCTTGACTGATCGGTAGTGGAACGCCGTCCTTCGTTAAGCTGAACGTAAGCTTTGCCGTATCAATGTCCTGCGTACTGAATTGAATGTTCGCGGAAACACTTCGTTTGATTTGCGAGTTTACATCAAAATGGACTTCGGAATTTTTATAGATCATCGTATCCTCCTTCCCAGGTTATACCGTTTGATTAACGACCGGCTCTTGGTAATAAAATTCAGGGTTCGGAACGTAAGCGCCTGAAATGACGATGTCGCTGTTAGAGACCGTCACAAATATGCCCGCAATCAATCGCTTTTCGGTAGAAAAGACGTTGTTATTTCGCAACGTAACGTTCTTAGAGGCGTTTGTTACATAGATTCCGTTATATCGATTGAGTTCGCCTAATCCCACGTTCACAACCGTATTGTCGTGGACTTGAGAGCGCTTCGTTGAGTCGTCGAGATGGATTCCGTGACCGCCGGCCCCTGTTACAGTGTTTCCGTTGATCTGAAGAGTGTCGCTACTTGCGCCAGACGCTCTGACATATATTCCCGTAATCGCAATGTCCGTCAGTTGATTCCTTGTGATTGTCGTATATTTCGCGGTAGCCAAAGAAATCCCGTTATGGCCGGAGCCTTCAATTTGGTTAGCGTCAACTTTGACGAAGTTTGCCTCTTTAACGTAGAGAGCATTTGCGTTACTTGGCGTATTTCTAATTGTGTTTTTGCTAACCACAACGTTTAGAATAGTTCCGCCCTTACCTTGGCCCCATATCGCGATACCACCCAGCAAGCCGCTCGTCAGCGTGAGTGTGTCGATCGTATTGTTCTCGATGATCACGTTAGACTGCTCTTGCGACGCGTTCGTTTGTGTGCCGTCGACTGTAACCGTATCCTCAGGCTTATCGACTAACGGAGGATTAACGATGATTCCAGATCCGCAGTTCGTGATCTCATTACCGGCAATGTAGACGTTATTCCACGCATAAGCACGAATTGCAGCGTTAAGTGTCCCTCGGATTTTATTGTTAACAACTCGTATATTTTCGTGCGATACTCCGATGAATGAGCTGTGCGATTCAACCGCGCGCCCCCACGAAGCCATTTTCGAGGAAGGACCGACTTCGCATTTCTGAACCGTGATGTTCTTACACGGAGTGCCGTCGAAGCTGCCGTACGATCCTAACGTGGGCGGGTTTCCGGTTTTATCGAGGTCGATCTGAAAAGCTCCGCGATACTCGGCGCCGTCGAATCCGAACGCCTTGACGTTGTCAATCAATCCCGTATCAATACCGTTAAACTCAACGGCATGACCGCCACATACGTCATATACCGTAAGATCCCGGATGACAATATTCTTTGCGTGCGCGATCAGGATCGCCTGGCCGCTTTTGAAGACGTCCCCATTCGACCGCCACGTTCCGCCTTCGATAACGATGTTTGAGTAGCCGTTATATTTCGTTAATCTCGGATTTCCTTTTTCTTTTTCGAAGTTTACGATAAAGTCGTCCGCGTGCTGACGATCAAACACAACGTTACTATTTAGAGTAAGGCGTGTATTCGACTTAATGAGCAACGTCTTTTTCAGCACATAAGGCGTAGAGATGGCTGGGACATACACTTGAGCGCCCCCTAAATCGTACGCATCGTCTAAAGCCCGCTGGATATAAAGACTGGCGTCTGCTTCACCCGGGATCAGGTAATTCAAGACGTTTAATGACCGACTTTGAAGATCCTTTTTAACCTGATTATCCTCGTAGTCCAGACGATCTTTAAGCGTAGGGTGTACAACCGCGTCCGTATCTACGCGAGCATCGACGACCTCTTTCACGTCTGTTCCATCGTGATTTAGAACTAAATTCGTAAACCTCGCCCATAGGTTATCGAGTCGATCAGAAACAGTAAAACCGCCGTGTTCGATTTGCTTCGACGTGTGGGCGGTTTTGGCAACTTTATGCTCATCGATGTACGATCGATTCGCTTTTATGTCCGAATCTATGTCGTCTAAATTCTGGTTATAATTGTTTCGGAATATGCGGTCCCATACGTTTCCGGCTTTCCGGTATTTACTCATACGATACCTCCTTTATTATTCTCCTACTTTCGCTTCAAGCGCTGCTAATCGATCCAATATCGACTGCATGTCGACATCCCCCGACACCGGCATTATAATCCGCTTCAGTTTCGTAAAATCAGCCGAACTCATCAAACCGTCATTGTTTTCCGTCGCAAGAGCCACCACTACCTGACCGTCTGGTCCGACGAGGATGTTCGCCAACTTTACGAAATCAGCCGAACTCATCAAACCGTCAGCGCTTGCCGAAGCCAGGCCGTATTGCGGAATGCTGAGTTTAGTCGGATCATATCCCGGATCGAACGTCGTGTTGCCCCCGATTTTTATTGAACTCTCGCGAATCTTTCCCGTCGATGAATCAACGATTTTCGATATCGTCTTTTGAGTGCGTTTAAAATCCGAAACAATATCGGTAGACTTCCTCGTAATAGATCCGAGTGTGAACTTCGGAGATTTATAGGGATCAGAGTAATCCTCGACCTCCACCACTCGTATCCGAACATCAATGTCGAATGGCTCGATGATGCACCATACGTAGTCGCCTTTTCGAATATCTTGAATTCCCTGCGCCTGTAATTCGACGTAAGTCAAGGAGATCGATATGTCGATGCGGTCATGAAGGTCCGACTTTATCCGTTCCAGTAGGCTCGCCTTATCCGTATACCTCTCGTCACGAACCGGATCAGCATGGCGAACACCTAATACGTCTGCTAGAGGACTTCTGTATTCCGCAGTTACTACGTAAGTTCCGTCTTCTTTCTTTTTGCCGAACCCCCGGATATATGTTTTAAGAGAACTTGTATCGATATCTTTGGACGGATTGTTGATATTGAACGAATATCGCAACTGATTATCGGTATACCGCGCGATCTCTTTTGCAATGTAAATTGTTTTATTTACACACTCATACTCGACTCCGAATTTCTCAGCGATAGAGTTTAACAATGCAAGAGACTTTGCATCGCCGAAATTCTCGACGGTAACAGACTTTGCGATACCTTCCGAATCTACTTGATATGAGTATCCGGTACCTTCAAGCGCAAATTTAAGCATCGTATCGATCGAAAGTGCTTTTTCTCCTGCGATGACATCGTAAATGTACATGTCATCTAAATCGATAAACATCCGATGAACAGCTGTAGCAGTCGCCTTCATCTTGCTCCCGAAAGGCTTAACTGATGATGTCTTGATCACGTACTCCTCTTCGTCATAAATTAATGAATTCTCGTTCTGAATCAATGGAAAAGCGTGCTGATTTTGCGGTGTCAGCACGCCTGAAATAGAAATAGTCTTTTGGTTGTTTATACCGCTTTTTCGCGTTGTGCTAACGTCTGTTAGCATTTCAAACTGGCCGGCAAGGCTCTTTATAAATAAGTCCTTCACGCGCTCACCGCCTATAAAAAGTAAAAGCGAAAGTCGAATGTAATCTCGAAACTTCCGCTTGTACCTGATAATTTAAAATTGTTCCAGCCAGGGGCAATCGAAATCAGCTTCCGATTTGTCACTCCGAAAATACTATTATTGTTTTTCGTCGCCCTCACGCGATCGAGAATAATCGTATCTCCGGATGCAGACGACCCGGTGTATTTCCAAACGTCGCCCGTCGTGCTGTTCGTGACCGTTAAGTTATTTGACGCACCTTTATATACGATACGCAAAGGGAATTGCCGAGGGTCAATCGTTTCGTCCCCAGCGTTGAAAATTCTAAATGACGTCGATTTATGCGTATATGTCGGTACCTCATCGATAAGCCCCTCGCCAATCTGCCATATATCCGAATCAAAAGTAAACGGGTTTAACGTCGTCCCGATCGACTCGGCAAACGGACTGAACGCAATGAAGTCGATGTCAAACATTCCGTATATCCACTGTTGATCGATTGAATAGTCGGCGTTGGTTTTTACGAGCCACCGTTTGCCCGGGTTGTATGATTCCGTAATATAGAACGGTTGGCGCGAATCAAACAGTTTGAACACTTCGTCACGCATTAAATAGTAATCAGGAACATCAGCCGCTTTTAAATAGAACGAGCACTTTATAATCCGTGCGTCATACGTTGTTCCACAATCAACAAGCCCATGTAGTCCGTCAACTTGCTCGGTTTCATTGCGAGGCGAAGGAGATGACGGATTAAATTCACGCGTTGTAATTCCGAGCTTTTCTAAATCGTAAACGGTGCCGCTTAACGTTGTGATAATCGTATTCAACCTC